GCTGCTGCACGAGCAGCTTGCAGTCGGGAAGTACGTTCCTCCCGCTGGCGCTTCTGCCGATCATTATTCTGAGACCGCGCCTTTGAGAACCAGGCATCCATCGCGGGCTTTGAATCAAAGCCTAGGCCGCTAATAGCGGTCTGATTGACTTCCATACCTAATAAGGAGGATGCGTAGAAGACAATGCTATTGACTTCTTCACCTTTTGCGGTGAGTTCGGATAAGATGGGCTCCCCGACCTCTAAGAGAACGATGACACCCCCTCCTACCATGCCTTCAGCGCCATCAGAGATAATCTCAAATTGGTCCGGTGTTACCCGGACTTCAACTGAGAGACCAGCGAGTTGGTCGTTGCTAATCGGGAAACCCTGGCGGGTAACATTGTTAGTCCGCTCGACTCTGCCGATTAGCCGGACGGTTCCGTCGGAGCATGGTTTGTTCCAGAAGCGTGCTGGTGGGAACTTAGTTGTAAACGCGATTGAGTAGAGTAGTTGCGCTTTGACTGATTCCTGTGGTTTATCCGCTGCCGCTGCCTTAAATGCGTCTATAGCTGAAGTGGCAGTGGTTTTGGCGGTGGTTCCTGCGGTGGTTTTGGCAGTGCGTGATGGTCTCATAGCTAATAGGTAATAGTGATTAATTAGAGGTTATGTCCCTCCGTTGGGGAGTGGCATCGGCTACTTTCGCGGCTCGAGTACCATAAGCCCTCCGCTGGGGAGTGGCCAGAGCAGCTAGTGCAGCTATGGTAGCTATCGCGACTAGTGCGACACAAGCCCCTCCGTTGGGGAGTGGCTAGGGCGGCTATGGTAGCTATCGTAGCTTAAGTACCTCCGAAGGGGAGTGGCTAGTATAGCTAGTGTAACTATCGCATCAATAGCTCTTCTGAAAGGGAGTGGCTAATAAAACTAACGCAGCTCTTGCTGGATCCTTAGGGAGTACTCAACAGATAGTTTATTGTCACCGCTAATAGAATTCGCCGTCACGAGCATAAGCCGCCGCTAGTAACATTCGCTGTCATGAACAATACTGGATACTATCTATCATATGGAGGGGAGAGCTCCACTAAAAGAAAAAGGGGCCAGGTGGCCCCAGGGGTCATATGACCCCATTGTAATTAGAAATCAGGATGATCTTCAGCTTCAGCGAGCTCTAGTTTGTAGTCGCCGAGCTCGAGATGTACATCTGTTGCGATTTCCAACAGCTGCTTGAGCTGGGGGTTCCTGACATGGTTAGAGAGTTGGAACTCACTTACCATATGGAACACACTAACGGGAACTATATCGTCAGGGCCATAACTGGCTGCGTCATCTTGGGTCATAGGAGCCACAGGATCATAGCCCTGGCCAGTACGACGGAAGGCTCCGTATATGACGGACGACATGACAAGGCTCTCGCGAGTGAAGTTGCCCCGTTCGAGAGCGCCGTATGTAAGAGTACGAGCACGAGCCTTTATAAGCTGGTGGATTACCGCGGGTTCCTTAGCTAGTTTAGCGGGCATAAGGTCGGCCATAACCCGAGCAGGAGGTACACCACTTCCTTGGCGATCCGTATCCGCAAGCTTAGTGGAGTTGGCAGAGTAGTATAACCCGTCTTGTGCTGACTTATACATAGGCACGCCAGCAGCCCAGGCGCGAGCTGCTTGTACTAAGGTCGCCATGAAGATCTTAGCCTCAGGGGTATAGCCTCCGAGACCCATGCTTTCATAGACGAAACGCCAAGCTATAACACACGCTTTAAGTGCGTCGGTATCGACGCCGCTAGCGCGATACATACTATCCCATGTCTGGAAGGCAAGTGCGGAACAGATACCATAGCCAACACCTACGGCTACTTTGTAGTGCATATGCACCTCAGCAGCGTCGCTGACGTACTTATCGACAGCGATAGCAGTAGCTACAGCTTTATCCCACTTAGTAAGGGATTTCTTGCCCATCTTATCTTCATAGCTCATGAAGGCGAAGAACGGCAAGTCATCTGCTTCGTAGCAGTAGAAGTAGCCGCCCATGCCCATGAGACTATCATTGATAGTGAGGGCACTCTCAGTGTTAATACCATACTTGTGAGCATTAATGCCGCCGCACTGATCACCATCAGCATCGCCTTCGTTAACGGCGTGCCATAGGAGAGGGTTGACCGTATAGTGTGCTATGAAGGCATCAGTAGTAGAGAACTTGACGCGGCCGCATAGGATGAAACCCATAGGAGTACGTTGTATCCCAATAACCTGGCCCTCTTTGACGCCAAGCATACGCACCATAGGACAATCGGGGTGCATGAGAATTACAGGCACGCCATCAGCGCTATGAAGCAGCGGGCTATAGCTGGTCTTGACCTTACCAACGACCACATCGCCGGCGCGGGCCATACTTTTCAGAATGCTCTTGGATTTAACCATGGTGTTACACCATGTGCGTAAACCGCGGCTGACCTTAGCGGTCATGGAGTAGATTTTACTATCCAAACCGCTCTGATCTTCAATCCCTACATCAGTAACGTAGGCCAGCAGAGTTAGAAGGTCTAGCATAATGCCAGTAGCAGAGGCGCCAGAGAACGTACCGAATGCACTCAAGGCCTTACCATTGATATGAAGAGAGACTTCATTACCGTTATTCTGGGCAACGATATCCACTCCATTGGGGTAGACGGTAGCAAAACGGTCTAGCAGCTCGCGATCACTGCCAGGGGCGTTATCAGAAACGTAGTTGTTAACTACACCGATAATGTCCCGTAGATGGTCACGCCCCTCAGTAGTGCTGATGTTAACACAAGCAGCACAGTCTTTAGATGTGATCATGTTAACCATGGAGATAACGTTATCGTACTTAACCTCCTCCATGAGCGCTTCGCCCCAGCTGCGGTTCTGTAGAGCCACAATACCGATCTGCTCCATAGTCATCTTGGAGAATGCTACAGACTCACGAGGAGTGGCTATCTCGATATCGTACGGCAGATAGCCGTATATAACCTCTACCGTTTCTTCGATACGGACGCTGGTATCGTCGATATCGATTACCTTGATGTCATCGTTAGTTACTACAGAGGAGATGGAATCCCACAGGTCGCGAGCCATATCAAAGGAGATGACCTCTTTAACACTGGCCCCAGTATCATCAATAGCCAGTTTGGCTCGAGCCCACTCAGTAAAGGCATTAGTCTTAGCCATGAGATCAATGACTTCACCAGTAGCATCGATGGTGAGAAGCGCACCCTCAGGAGTATAGGTGCAGCCGCCCTTCTCAATGGCAAACATCTCGATGAGCGCGGGCCATCCCTTAGTGGTCTCGTTATTCAGGATGATATCCCAGGGTTGAGATAGTCCCTCAACGTCATAGGGGAGAGTGGTAAGCTTCTTCCCTAGACCGCGGAGTTTGAGGACTTGGTCACGCCCGACCATCTCGGTCTCAAGTCGAATAGTGACGCTATCAGCGCGGCCCTCGACACCATTACGTGTGACAGTCCCCCCTATTACGCGAATGTCCTGCGCGAATGTCTCGTTTTTGACGATGCAGTACTTGCCCTTCATAATACTGATGATAGGGCTACCAGGAGCATAAACCTGGCCCTCTGCCTTTGCTATCTTACCTTCTATGACTTCCATGAGCTTACTCGTGACGTCATCTAGATCAGCAGCCATAAGAGCGCGGACTCCGCTAGGAATACGAAGTACGTGAAACTCCTTAGTTATGGTCTTCGGTACGGTGTATTCGAACTCAAGGTCGCGGCATATAGCAGCAACACCGCTGCCAAAGCCAAAGCGGCTATTGGTGAATGCGGTGCGTAGATAGAGACCACCACCACAACTATAGCTACCATCACCTAAATCAACGCGAAGTAGGCTATCACGACGACCTACCACCTCAGCACGGGTGTATTTACCCGAGCTAGGTGGACGGTTGTATACCTTAGTGGGCTTGCTGAAATCATGGATGGAGTATATCTTACCATCCTTAAGTCCGAGGAACATGGCCTTGGCGCCCTTACCTACAGCGATCCATTTCGCATTGTACTTATCAGGTGCTGCTATGATGCCCGCCTTGAGCGACAATTCGAGATCGCTGGGAGCAAGATTAGTGTTCTCTACTTGTAGGAAGGGGAAGGCCTTATCCCAAGGCTTGAACACGATAGGACGAGTCATACCGCGATTAATCTCAAACAGAGATTGACCCTCTTTAGGCTGAGCGCCGTAGTTGATGTCCTCGCGCCATAGATTGGTTATCTCGTTGAGGATAGCACGCGCACCAGTGGCGTTATACGCTACCTTCATACATAACGCTACAAGGACTACACGACCACTGTAGTCTTTGCCTCCGACTTTAACTAGTTCATTAGCGACGCGACTCTGACGACCATCATTGACGGTACTGCTATTAAAGTTGAAGGTAGTGTTGCGGTTATTACCCTTGATGACAACACAGGGGCCCTCAACACTAACAATACGATGCTGCTTGACACACAGATAGCCTACGAGAGCGGCCAGGTCATCACCAGACCACGTGGCTAATTTAGTGAGGAAGTGCTCACTATACATGCTAACTAAGCATTCAGCCTTAGTAGCATAGGTATGCTTGTCGGCTTCATAGGGAATAGACTCAGTTACACCTAAGTTAATGACCTTAGGATTCATCTTAGAGTCTGTGGTGTAAACAACCCGGTGGTCTAGAAGCGCAAGGAACTTCTTAGACATACGGTTGTAACCAGATACGACATAGAGAATCGGACCTTCAGGCAGAAGGTCGAAGTTATTAGCCTCAAACAAGCGGGTTAGCTCTTTACGAGCTGCCGTGATGCGCGCCACTTGCTTAGGAGACACGACTCCACCGAGAGTACTAGGGTCAGGAATTAACATCTCGATAATGCTCTTCATGGTAGTGCTAGTGTTGGTGGTATTGGTAGAGGAGCTATCACTCTCTAACCCCTTAGTAGGGGCTCCTGTGTTAGAGAGCGGACGGTCCATCATGTTGCTGAGAGTAGTAGAAGCTGGGCAAGGTGGAGTTACTACAGAGGGAGTACTCACTGCAGCGGGGGCCTTACCTATCAGACCATTAACAGCCTGAATAGTAAGCGCGATAGGATCACTATTATTGACACTATTGTTATAGACATATTCCCAGTCTAGTAACGTATCAGTGCTGTCATGCCCAACGGCTTCAGAATACTCCCAGTACTTGCTATACCCGAGCACGCGGGGGTCATCTAGGCCCAGGACTTCACCACAGATAGCAGGGTGCGTAGCATCTACTACCTCTATCCATGTGTAGTCAACGTTGGGCGTACCACTTTCTACGAATTTACTCATTAAGTAATGAGTGCAGAGGAGACGGGCTACTAACTCGGGATCATACATGAGGGTAGCTGCTTCATACTCGTCGTAACGATGCGGGGAGCCCTCATAATAATCTTTAGTGGCTTCCCATTGAATTAGGCCCGCCTTAATAGCAGCGTTAGACGCATTCGCGTAAATATCTAGATCTTTGGTAAGACCTAGGGCTTGACAGTAATGGACCAGTTCATGCGTTACTACGTGCAAGTCCTCGAGGTCAGGTACGCTAATAACACCGTCACGGTAATAAGCTAGAGTCCCTTTCACGAAGATAACACCGCACAACTCGCCAATTAGTATAAGGCGACTAGCTGGTATATCTAGGTTAAGATTCACATGTGTAGAGATACAGCGTTTGCTACGTGCTGCCTTAGCGGCCACCTTTTTGGTAGGTACGGCTACTTTAGCGTTTTTAGTTTTGTACTTCTTGCCCACACACGTGCGGCCGTTGCCGCGGTAGTTTACGCGGCCTTGGTCGAGGGCAGCGATAATACTATCAGCAGCATTATTAACTACGGTAGCACCGGCTTTAGCGACGGTGCCGGTGCTAATAGGACGCGAGGGACGCGCAAATACTGCGCTGACAGCGCGCAGTATAGGTTTGGCCTTACGTTGTCGTAAGACAAGTTTGTCTACGACGTTACGGTTACGTAATACGGGTTTGCGGGCAGTTAAGGCTGCAGCAGCTGCGGCACGACGTAGCGCACGTCGTGCTGATTTTACAAATGCAGGGCGTTGTTGCTGAGGTAAGGAGCGGATGGGGCGGCCAGCCGGCGCAATACGACGAGAGCGACGACGTACTATGCGATTAGCGCGACGGCTCGCTATCTGCTGAGCACGGCGACCAGGGCCTACACGTCGTGTAGTAATAGGAGCACCTGCAATGATAGCGGCGCTGATAAAAGCTACAAGAACATTGGATTGAAAGACGATAGAGTTGATGATATTCATGGTTAGTGGTAATATATAGCCACTAAAGGAAAAAGGGGCCCAAGCAGGGCCCCTTTTTATTAGTCAAGTAGGTCGTTGATGTCGATGTCGATGTCGACTGATAGGGCAGCCGGCACTTCCCAATCAGTATCAGTATCATTAGACGCTACTACTGACTCAACAACAGTACCTGGCTTAGATACTATTGCTGCAGTATCTCGTGCAGCCTTAGCAGCCTCCCGTTTGCGTTTGCGGGCGGCCGCTTTACTATGTAACTGTTCCGCAGTTACTACGTTAGGCTTTGCGATACTTTCAAACC